AGATAAAAGATCATATCTCTAAAGATGGCGCGGTATGTCATGCAGAGTATATCTTTCCTACTATTAAAAAATCTGTTGAGACAGATGTAGGACACAAAACAGATATGATCCTTAGATTTATTCTCAAGAATACTTTTAATGGGTCATCATCTGTAGTCTTCTATGGTGGCTTGATAGATACCTTCTGCACTAACGGTATGATTGTAGGTAACTATGATGTAACCAAACGTAAGCACACTAAAAACTTTACTATAGATGGCTTCATATCTGCTTTCCAAGATTGCATGATTAACTATAAAAATGTGGTTAAGATGCATCAACAGTGGGCAGATACTAGGATTGGCCCTCTGCACAATGTCAGGCTTTTGTTTTCTGAGTTAACTAAGAATCAAAACCTGCAAAGAAAAAATACTTTAGCTGATAGACTGTATGCTCAGTATGCGGATGAGGTTTATAACAGAGGTAACAATGTGTTTGCTGTTACTTCAGCTATGACGCACTACGCTAGTCACAATGACAATAGGTTCCCATTGCGTAGCAACGCTGACAATGATAGTTTATTCAAGCGACAAGAGACTGTACGCAAATGGTTTAAGTCTAAAGTATTTGAAGAGTTTCTTGAAGCAGCTTAACAATAACGAGAAAGGAAGTTGAGATGGTTTACAAGTATAAATCACATGAGGAAATCCCTTCATATATGAGAGATTATCTTGTGGGTGTCGCAGATGCTAACCATGTAGAAGAGTTAGACCTGGATGACATAAACGACTTTCTGAATGGTCTTGAAGAGTGGCATGTAGAACAAAATTCTATACCCGAATCTTTGAGAAGTGTTCACTAGTTATGTTATAGGGGCAGGTTTATTTAATCTAATAGACCTGTCCCTTTTATTTGTTAGTTCTATTACAAAGGAGTAGAATTGTGAAGAGGATTAAAATTGTAGAGGAAGTTTTCTTAAAGTATGAAAGAAGAAAAAATATTTCTAGCGTATCTTTATACAAAGATAACTTAGACCACCCGCCATCTATAATGAGTACCGTATCCTTAAAAGAGTTGATATTTAATTCGTTAAATTCAAAGTCATTTAAAAGTATAAACCAAGAATACATAGAACAAATACTTAAAGACTTACAAGATATACAAGAAGATTTAAAACAATACTCTGAGGACTATCCTGAATTTGGTTTTGGAGATAACGCATAATGGAAAAGACATTACAAAATATGATAGATGAATTACGTGCTTGTAAAAATGAAGGGGGATTAGTAGATCCGCGAATGTTACAAACAAGTTTATCAGGCTTGTTAGATGAAGTAAAAGAAGATAATCGTTATATGGTTGCAACTCTTAATGAAGTATTAGATAAAGTAAATGAGATGTCTTACTTAAATTTAAAACAAGAACATCAACTACATGACTTAGCTACCAGAGTACAAGTCCTACGTGATGAAGTTTTAAAAGTAATTGGAAAGTAAAACAAATGGACGACCAGTTTGAAAACTCAACTATTAAAATATTAAAAGAACAGATAGCTCAAATGACTAACTCAACTTATAATAATTATAAAAGAATAGCTGAACTAAATGAGCAGAATATTTATCTGAGAAAAAAAGTAACGTATTTAGAAAGTAAATTAGAACAAATATCAGATAGGAGATTAAATGAAAGCTGAACTTATAGCTAATTTAGGGGATGATCTTACTGTTGTCAATGCTGCTAGAGTTTCTTTTGACAAACAAGCTTCATGGAAAAAAGATGTTAAGTCACCGCCAACTGAAAAAAAACTACATGAAAAAGATATTAAGCTAATTAAATATTTGGCAAAGCATAATCACTTCACACCCTTCACTCATTGTTCAATAACTTTGAGAGAAACTGTTCCTATATTTGTTGCGAGACAAAGATTTAAACACACTATAGGATTTACTTACAATGAGATAAGCAGAAGGTATGTGTCTGATGATCCTGAATTTTATTCTCCTGAGACATGGAGGTTTAAAGCAGATAATGTTAAGCAAGGTTCTGATAAAGATGGTTTGACAGAGAAAGAATTAAATGAAAAAATTTGGTTTATTGATGGTGTATTCCGCGCCTTGGATCAGTCCTCCAATAGTCCAAAAGAATTATATTCTATGTGCATGAGAACTTATAAGTCATTGTTAGAATTAAATATTTGCCCTGAACAAGCCAGGATGGTTCTACCGCAATCAATGTTTACAAGTTATTATGTGACAGGTTCGCTATCTGCATTTGCAAGGGCGTACAATTTAAGAAGTGAAGCGACTGCACAGGAAGAGATAAGAGAACTAGCTGAAGAATGGAATAAAATAATTTGTAAACTGTTTCCTGAAAGTTGGAAAGCATTAACAAATAATAATAATAATAATGAAAAGGTACTACACTAATGGTAATGAAAAAGGGGATAGGGTTAAAAGATAAAATTGAAATGACCAGACACATGCAAACAAGTATAGGTCATTCAATTAATACTAATCCAAAAAATAAACATAAAAGAAAAAATTGGAAACCGTATCGTGGACAGGGGAAATGAAACATCTATGGGAGAAAGATAGGAAGACAATCTATAAAGAACTATTAGATTTATATCTTGATGAAGGTTACTCTAAAAAGGAGGCTAAAAAATTAGCGACAGAAGAAACAGATGAAATAAAAGCTGGTGATTTTTCTTTTGTCTCTAACATAATGGATGAGCAAGACTGTTAATATTTATATATATCTCTCTCATACGTGAATAATTTTTTAAGTGATTGATTTTAATATATAAATTATACTGTTGACTAAGTTTTAAAAATATGCTATTTAGTTATTTATCAATAACCCAGAGGTTGATATGAATGACAATGAAAACATACTAGTTGAAGCACATAGACCCTGTGAAGACTGTGGTTCATCTGATGCAAGAGCGTTGTATTCAGACGGCCATGAGTTTTGTTTTAGTTGTCAAACAAGATTTGAAGGAAGAGGAGATTATCCTGTCATGTCTAAACAAGTAACTACTAATGTAAGTCCAATAACTACCACCCAAGGATTTATAACTGATATACCTGAAAGAAAAATATCTTTAAATACATGTAAAAAATATAATGTTAGAACAGTTAAAGATGGTAAAGGTAATATAATAAAACATCGTTATCCTTACCATGATGTTAATGGTAATCATATCGCTGATAAAATTCGTGTAGTAGAAACTAAGGACTTCCCTGCTGAACCAGTGGGTGCATTGGGACGAGGTGTTTTGTTTGGTCAAAACCTTTTCAATGCTGGTGGCAAGTACGTAACAATCTGTGAAGGTGAATTGGATGCACTCTCAGCATTTGAAATGCTTGGAAGTAAATGGCCTGTGTTGTCTATCAAGAATGGCGTTCAGTCTGCACTGAAAGATTGCAAAGCTAACTTAGAATATCTTTCAAAGTTTGATAATGTTGTCTTATGTTTTGATGCAGATGATAAAGGAAAGAAGGCAGCACAACAAGTAGCTTCATTGTTTGAACCTAACACTTGTCGCATTGTCTACATGACAGATGGCAAGGATGCGTCTGAATATTTACAGGGTGGTAAGCGTGAGCAATTCTCTCGCGCATGGTGGGATGCCAAGGTGTATACCCCTGCTGGTATTCTTAACCTTGCTGACATGGGTGATGGCCTGTATGACGAGGGTGAGTACAAGACTTGTTTGTATCCCTTCGAGGGTTTGAATGAGAAGCTGTATGGCATACGCACAGGTGAACTTGTAACCTTCACGGCTGGTACAGGCACTGGTAAGTCCAGCGTCATGCGTGAACTTATGCACCATGTACTGAACAACACAGAAGAAAACATAGGTGTAATATCTTTAGAAGAGAATGTAAGATCAACTATCTTTCACCTCATGTCAGTCGAGGCTAATGCCAGGTTGTACATTCGTGAGGTGCGTGACCAGTTTAGTATGAATGACTTACGCAAATGGCAAGAGTTAACAGTAGGAACTAGAAGGTTCTTTGCCTTCGATCACTTTGGAAGTATGAAGACTGACGAGATACTTTCAAGGGTTAGGTATATGATTAAAGCATTAGATTGTAAGTGGATATTCTTAGATCACTTATCAATATTAGTTTCTGGTTTGGAGGGAGATGACGAGCGTAGGAACATTGATAATCTGATGACTAAGTTACGATCAATCGTAGAGGAGACAAACGTAGCTATGCTTCTTGTCTCTCACCTACGCCGCGCACAAGGTGACAATGGGCATGAGAATGGCAGAGAGGTTAGCCTGTCTCACCTTAGAGGTAGCCAAAGTATAGCGCAGCTTAGTGATGCAGTGGTGGCTATGGAACGTGACCAGCAGTCTGACGACCCTAACATAGCCAACACAACAACCATCAGAGTATTGAAGAACAGGTATGCTGGAGATACTGGTGTAGCTTCTCACCTATTCTTTAACAAGGATACAGGAAGGTTGACAGAGGTACATAATTTAGGTGATGATGCAGAAGGAAATAATTCAGATCAGGAACTTTAGATTATGGAAGTTGTTTTAGACATTGAGACTGATGATTTAAATGCAACAGAAATATTCTGTATTGTGGCTAAAGAACGTGAGTCAGGTAAGATACATGTATGGAAAGGAAAGCAATGCTATGATACATTCCCTTTGTTTGCAAAGCGTGTGTCTAAATTTATTATGCACAACGGTATATCTTTTGATGCCAATGTTATTAATAAACTTACATCAGCTTACATTGACATAGATCGTATTGAAGATACGCTAATACTTTCTCAACTAACTGATCCTGTCAGAGATGGCGGTCACTCATTAGAATCCTGGGGGCAGAGGTTAGGCTTCGATAAGATAGACTTCCATGACTTCTCTTGTCTTACACAGGAGATGATAGACTACTGCATTCGTGATGTAGAACTTACCGAAAGACTTTACATTGCACTTCAGCCACACATACATACTATTCGTAGACAATGCATAGACTTGGAGTATGAAGTAAGAAGGTTAGTATCTCAACAAGAGCGAAACGGTTTTGCTTTGGATATGCAGAAGGCCACTTGTCTTGTAGCTAAACTTAAAGACAGGTCAGATAGTATTGAGTCTGAGGTAACTGCAATGTTTCCACCCATACCAGTTCTAGTAAGAGAAGTTACACCTAAAATTAAAAAGGATGGTAGCTTATCTACCGTTGGCCTGAGACACATAGAAGACATATCTGTTGTAGCCGGTGTTCATTCTGCTATTGACTATCAGGAATTTAATCTATCATCTAGACAACAAATAGTTAAGAGGCTTTTGTCTAAGGGTTGGCAACCTAATAAGTTTACAGACAAGGGTCATCCTATAGTTGATGAGGGTGTGTTAAAGGATGTAGATTTACCTGAAGCAAAAAAGATAGCAGAGTTTTTAATGCTACGGAAAAGAATAGCACAAATACAATCATGGATAGACGCAGTTAAAGATGATGGAAAAGTACACGGTCAGGTTCTTACGTTACGTGCAATCTCTGGAAGAATGGCGCATCATTCTCCGAATATGGCACAGGTTCCAGCGAGTTACTCACCGTATGGTAAGGAATGCAGAGAATGCTGGGTTAGTGGAGATACATCTAATCTTCTTGTCGGTTGTGATGCTTCTTCTCTGGAGTTACGTGCGTTAGCACATTACCTAGAGGATAGTAAGTTCACCAGTGAAGTTGTAGATGGTGACATACACACTGCCAATCAACATGCAGCAGGGTTAGAGACACGCGATCAAGCTAAGACATTTATCTATGCATTTATTTATGGTGCAGGGGCGGCTAAAATTGGCACTGTGGTAGGTGGTACGGCACAAGATGGTCAGAGACTAATAGATACTTTCTTGTCTAACGTA